TGGAATTGTTGTGCTTGTCCATTTAAATTTGTTAGTCATTTTTTTTCTCCTTTGTTTATAAGTAAAATATATCACATCTAATTAGTGATATCAAATATTTTATTAAATTTCTGTTTTTCTATAATGTCTTTCCTTACAACTAAAAAAAAAAATATATAGTGTAAAATCGCCCTTTTTTTTAGGAAACTGGGAAAAACCCCAGAAAACATAGGGTTAGCAAGAAAACAAACTAGGAAAGTTTTGGGAAAAATTCCCACTTTTTGGGAAAAATATAAAAACTTGAGTGTTTTTCTAGCAACTTTTTTTTAAAAAATATTTTCTATATTAGTGCATTATGGTATTTTATGATAAGTATTGATTCGTTATGGCTCAAAGAAAAAAGATAATGAGAACGACAAAAGACTTAACAGACAATCAAAAAAAGTTTGTTAACATATTAGTCAAGGATTGGGGTAAAATCACAAAAACTGATGCACTCTACAAAGCTGGTTATACACCAAAGACTAGAGAAAGTGCCTTTGTCCTTGCATCGAAGTTAACGAACCCAGATTTAAACCCACATATTTGCAGATACTTAGAGAAACAATTAATGATTGAAAGAGAGAAGTATGAGAAAGACAAGCTAAGAAGATATAAGATACTTGATGATTTAAGAGAGCAATCTGCAAAGAAAGGACAATTTACTGCATCTATTAATGCTGAGTATCGTTCTGGTCAATTAGCTGGAATGTATATAGACCACAAACAAATTACACATTCTACTTTAGAGGGAATGAGTAGAGACCAATTAGAAAAAAGATTAGAGGAGTTAGAATCTAAAATAGGAGAAGCTAAAAACATTATAGATGTTACTCCTGACAAAATAGAAAAAGAATAATGAATTTAAAAATAGTTAACAATGAGTATGAGGTATCTATTGCTGATGACCCAGTAAGAAAAGATTTAGATTTTAACTTTAGAACAACAGAGGGCAGAAGAATTTATACAATACCAAACAAATCGGTAGTATGTACTGCAAATACTATAAAGTTACCAAAAACAATAAAACAATTAATGAAGTATACAAAAGAAGATACAAAAGAGTTTACAATCTTTTATACATTGTGGAGTTATGAAAAAGGATTTGGTAGATTAATTTTAAATTATTTGTTACCTAATTTAAATACAAAAAGATTTGTAACACTATCTCCTAAAACAGATATGGCATATAAGTTTCATACTAAAAATGGTGCTACTTTGGTATCGACTAACAGAACAAGTTATAACTTTGAATACTTTAAATAACTGACAAAAAAATTGTAGAGATAAAGTTAGTGCTAGAATTAAAAACAGAATTTCGTAACTTTTTTAAATGACCTTTATGTTTTCTTTTTTCTTTTATGTTAAAAGTTTTTACTCGTAAATAAAAATTATAATATCTTTTCCAACCCACTTGTCTTGCTGTAAATTTTATTACTTTGTTTTTTATAGACAACTTGTAACTATATAATACTAATTCAGGGTCTAACAAAGCCCACTCACAAACTTTTTTAAAATCTTCCGTATTACTAATCAACCAATTATGAGCTTCACATTTTTGCAAAGAGGATTTTCTATCGCTATGTGTTAACATTACATCTTCTATAGAATTTATTAAAACATAACAGTATAAATTTTCTTCTGGTCTTCTATCTTGATATAATATTTCTTTGCTTACTTTGTAACCTAAAACTTTAAGAACTGAAGGTGAAGGTAAATACATTAGTGTCCATATTTTTTTATTAAGCTGGACAGTAATTTTGCAAATTGTTTTGTTAAAAAATAATTCTTTTTATCTTTGTGGTACAAGTAATCTACATAAATTGTGTCTATGAACAAGTGCCTTTCATCGTGGTCTAATGTTGAGGGGTCGACAATTCTTGCTACATCGGTTTGAACAATTTCTTCGATTAAATCAAAAAAATTCATATCTTTACCTTTTTTCTTCATTAACTGTTTTAGATATACCATTTATAAAATCTAAAACAAGAAATAATTATTACTACAACAGTAATAACTGTTTAGATACATCACCACCTGAGTCATAATTTTTGTTATCTCCTTTAGGATATGGCTCAGGTTTATAGTTCATTTTTTTGATAATTTCTTTTTTCATTTTTTTATTAGCAACCAAGAATATGTATCTGTGTTTTCTTGGTCGGTCAACTAACTCATATTTTTCTGTGTTAGTTTTTCTTTCATCTAATGAAGCTTGGGCTGTTATTGTTCGACTATGTTTGTTACTACCAATTATTCTCCACTCTGTTCTTTTTGCACTAAGACCTGTATACATAAAGTTTGTTGCTTGATAAATATATCCAATATGGTTTTTTGATGTGTCGGCATAGCTAATAACAATTTTTGGTTTTGGTAAAAGTTTTAAAGAGTGAGAAACCAATATGGATGCTTCGTTTTTTTTATTATCTTGTAAACATAGTCTGTTTAACTCTATGACCATGTGTTTATACTCTTCGCCACACACACCACGACACAAAGCATCACTAGCTGGATTGCCATAAGTTATAACTCCTACTAAATCATTTTGTCGATACAACCCAAAAGCAAAACTTATATGAGGCATTCTTTTGGCATAATGCTTTCGTAATAGCCAAGGTTCAGTTTCTTCATTTTTTATTTGTAATACTTTCATGTTCATAATCGTTTTCAGCCTTCTCAACAAAATAATCTCTTTTTACTTTAGACAACTTGTCCCACTCTCTATTAGTGCAATTAGCTAAATTTTTAGCTCTTTGTAAATAATAGTAACTTGAGTCTTTAGATTTAGTAATACTCATTTTTTTTCTTTTTTGTTATTTGGTAAATCTTTGCTAAGTGTTTCTTTTAAAACCTCTAACTTTACTTGTTCCTTCTTTGACATATGAACACAGTAGTCGTGTATTAGTTTGGAAATCATAGAAGCAGGTTTTCTATATTTTTTTTCACAGATGCCTTTTAATAAATAAAAGTCTTCTATCCTAATTGCAACAGTTTTCCATTTCGTTAAATCCATTTTTATCTCCTATAAAGTTATTATGTAAATATAAAACCACAATAGACCATTCATAATAAGAACAGTTGATACTATAAATTTTGTCATATCGCCCCCTTTAGTTTATCTTTTCATATTAAAGACTAGATAAGAAATGTCAAGAGGAGTTGACAAATGAAGCGATAATATTTTATTATCAGTAAAAGGCTATTATGAATAATTTATTAGAACAGAAAATTGCTTTAGAAAACTTGTGGACTAAGATGTATAAACATTATGGTGTCTATACTAATCAAATGGTTAATTTAGATAAAGCATTAACAACTATAAAAAGAAAAATTATCCTACAAGATATTGAAGCTGTAAAAAACAAAATACATAATCAAATATAGAATTAGATAGTTTCACCAAAGTTGTCTCCTATCGCTACATCTACTTTCATAGGAACTAGGAACTCTACACAGTCTTCCATTTTCTTTTTAATAACTTCTACATCGTCTTTGTTTTTGATACTAAAACATAATTCATCGTGAATTTGTAATAAAGGTAGATGTCCTATCCTAGCACATTCTAACATAGCTTTTTTTGTTAAGTCAGCAGAACTACCTTGTACTAATCTATTTAGACTACGAAAAGTAAAACTTCTTCTTATATTATTTGCACCATATTTTGCACTAGCATTTTCATATCTTTCAGGTGTATGCACACCCCAATCTTTCGGCTCATATAAATCGAAACGACATTTTCTTCCTAACTTCGTTCTAATAACTCCTTCGTTCTGAGCTTTCTCCATACATTTATCAGCTAATTGTTTTAAGAAAGGAGCTTTTCGATTATAAGTATCTATTAAAGAGGTAGCCTCATCAAAACTTAATCCTAACATATTTGCTAATTTATTTTTACCCATACCATACATCAACCCTAAGGAAATGCTTTTAGCACTTTTTCTATCTATACCACATAAGTCAGCTACCGATTGATGAAAGTCGCCATCTCCACTTTCATAAGCCTTTGCTATTTCTTC